GTGAAGCTCATGAATGAGCCATCGCCAGAGGTCACTTGATTCCGACTGGCTACCGCAGGCTTCGCGCCCCAGTAGGTGCCACTAGATACATACTTCGGCTTATTGTCTGCGTTTGACTGACTGGCCGTGTGTCCGTTCCCGGAAGAGTCGGTGATGGACGAGATGAAGTTGCTGCCGTCGTAGGTCGCGTTTTCAGCCTCCCAGTGCGCTTCCAGCTCCGGGAACGAGGAGATGGCTACCTGATCGGTTGGCTGGGGGATCGTGAGCGATGGGTACTTGTCGGCGAAGTATTGCCGCAACCCATACATCGAGGTGCCGTAAGGGTGCGAGTCTTTGAAGAGACAAAGCTCTGCCACGTTCCCAGGGAAGTTGTACCCGAAGTAGGTAACGTCGAAGCTATCGTAGTGCCCGCCGCCAGAATGACTGAACCTGCCGTAAGGGGTGTTTGCCTGCGGATACCAGCCGACCGTCCCAGATGCTATCCCCGGAATCTCCTGAGCCCACATCTCGGTAAGCTGATATGCGTCATAAACCAGGCTCGCGTGATCGGACTCCGGAATCAGCACTGCCTTGAGGCTGACCACTGGTTCTGACCCCCAGTACCTCACCCCCGGCATCTCCCCACTCGCACCGAGGTAAGAGTCGGAGTCGTGATCCACGCTGTCAACCTTCCAAACCACCCACGCCGCTGCACCGGCTCTGGATGTGCTGGTCTTCCAGTTGAAGGAAGAACACAAAAGCCGTTTCGTGGTGGAGTTCTCCAGATACATCGTGTCGTAGCCGTCGATCTCGTTGGAGTCAACGGACAACTCTAGCGCTGGAGTACCCTGGGTCATGTGGTGCGCGTTGCCCGAGTCGTCCTGCCAGTCGGAGCCGTCAACGATGCTAGAGGGCCTGTACCACGCCTCTAGGGTGACGTTCGGCACGTTGTTCGGGGGGACCGGATAGGGCGCGTCCTCCGGCACGATGATCCCGGTATAGGTCCGCGCCTCGGTCTTCCCCGTAGTCAGCCAGTGGAGGAAGCCGCCAGCCTCGGCCCAGATCGACCCGATGATCCCGGTGCCTGGTGTCTGCGCTCCGGAGAACCCCGTCTCGTAGGCCAGCTTGTATTCGTAAAGGCGGGCGCCCTGCTGCGGTTCCCGGACAATGCCGATGTAGTGAAGCGCCCCGGTCGAGGAGATGTAGGCCACTTCACCCGGCTGCGCCAAATCCCGAGCTGGCCCCACGAGGACCCCCTGGACAGAGAACTCGTTGCCGTCCGCGTCAATGAAGTGGAAGTAGCTGCCTTCTGTCCAGATCGCTCCAGGAATCGGCATCAGGTGGTCGCCCAAAGGTCAGCGCCAGCAGGGACCACGAAGACCCCCTGGCTGAATCGGTTGAGTCCGGTGAAGTCGTTGTCGCCCGAAAGCGACAGGTCCCCGGTGTGAGTGTGGTTGCCAGTGATCGTCTCGGCGGTGGCGCGGCGCCACAACTGGTTTCCGTGGTAGCCGTCGAGCGTGTCGGCGTTGAGCCCGTTGCCGCTCCCCGTGTCCGCCACGGCCACGTCCCCCAGTTCGAGGTTCGCCCGCGCCGTGACGGTGCTCTGGATCATCGTCAGGTCGGTGCCTGGCGATGGGTCCTCATCAAGGTTGTCGGTCGGCTCAAGGTAGCCCAGCTCGTGCGCCGGGAAGATGTTGTAGCAGCGGATGGTCCCCGACGAGAAGCTGATCGCGCTGCCCGTTGTCGACTCTAGGATCACCGCCCCGACATCAGATCGGACCAGCTCAAACTTCTCGCTCGTGCCATTCCAGTCGAGAGGTGCGACTCCGATCTCCCAGCTCCCCGTTGTCGGTGCATCCGGGTCGTCGAAGTTCTCCGCCAGGTAGCAGACGTCGAGGCCGTCCAGGCTGTCGAAGGGTTGGTAGCCGTAGGGAGCCACGCCGTAGGGTTCCCAGATCCAGAGGTTGCCGACCTTCCGAACCCTGGAGCCCATCGAGAACTCGAAGTCTCCGGTGCCCGGATAGCCGCCTGACGTATCGACGACCTGAAGGACTCTGTAGTCTGATCCAAGAGCCATGATCTATCCGAAGGAGTCGGGGTCAATCGGCAGGACGACCCGCCCCCCCGTCCCCGAGAAGTCGTTGACTCCGGTGAAGCCGTTGTCGCCGGAGAAGGTCTGGTTGCCGGAGATGGTGTTGGCTCCGGTGATCGTTTCGTCGTTCGCTTTCACCACGTAGACAGACGCCTCGAAGGAGTCCACCGTGTCGGCATCGAGACCGTTGCCGTGGCCCTCATCTTTCGTTGCCGCAGTCCCGAGCCCGAGGTTCGTTCTCGCCGTCGAGGGCGACGTCAGCTCGGAGAGGTTGTTCTGGCCGAGCATGAAGCCGGACGCGGGAATGATCCCAACGATGTCGCGCGTGCCAGTGCTCCAGGAGATCCAGCTCCCCGTCGAACTCCCGAGCAGCGTGTCGCGGCTCATCGTGTCGCTGCCGCCCGAGGTGATCGTGCCGACGCCGACCTCCCACTGCCCCGTCTCGGCCTCGAAGTCCACGTCGGTCGCGAGGTAGTACACGGAGTCGCCCGAGGAGATGTTCGAGTCGGCCAGAAACGTCTGCCAGCCCGTCGGAGCGGAGGCTGAAAGCGTGTAGGTTCCGACGCCGGTCGTGGCGCTGGTTTGGAGAGCCCGCAGTGCGATCTTCGCCATCAGATGAGCCCCTCAATCGAGAGCGAGTAGGACCAGAAGCCGTACTCTGGGATCGACGGGTTCGAGGTCGCGTTGATCGTCCCGTAGCAGGACTCGTGATGCGCCCACTTGCTCGTCGGGTCGTTGACGTAAAAGACGTCTCCGGCGCTGCCGCGATTCAGGAGCAACTCGTGGAGACTCTCCTGCAATTCGTCCTTGTCGGTGAACTGCAACTCTGCCGACACCCGGTTCGTGATGCCGGTCGTGATCGGGAAGCGCGGACCGGCGAGCGTAGTGATCGACTTCTCTGGCTCAATCGGAAACGGCAGGCTGCTCCCGTAGGCGATGTTCACGCCCGGCTGGTACTTGAGGCCGACGACCAGGCGACCAGCGTCGATGTGCAGATCGGGGTTCGTGGTGTCAGCGATGTCGAAGCGATAGTAGCGAACCGTCTGCCCGATGTCGGCGTAGTGGAAGTGATGCTTCCTGGGCCAGGTCGAGAAGTCGAATGCCCCCGTGGTCATGGCCGCGTTCGAGTACCACATACTGATCCCGCCGCCGCCGCTGTCGTAGTCCGGGCTGCTGACCAGCTCGGTGGTCCCGGTGTCCGAGAAGCGATGCCGGATCGTCGCTGCTGAAGTGGCGTTGTGGAAGAGCAGCGCGATGAAGTCCACGGTCACCAGCTCGCCGAAGTCGAGTACCGCGAAGGTCGCCGTGTAGTTGTAGGAGCGGAACCGATCCGTCGGCTGCTGGGTGAGGAGATTCGTCTCGGGCATCGACGGGGCTGCGGTGGACGCATCGACAATCGTCGCCGCGTCGCTCAGCGCCGGAGACACGATCAACATCTTGCTTTCGAGCGCCATACCTTATCCCCACAGTAGCAAAGTGATGAGCTGGTTCACGGGGTCCTCCTGGAAGCCGACGACCACCATCGGCCTGCCAGCCTCGTCGAAGTTGAATCGACCGTCGGTGTCGAGCCGCGTCACCTTGCCGATGTCGTAGGCGAAGCCGAAGCCGAACGGATACGAGACCGAGTAGAGGTGTCGTCGCGCGCCATAGAGTGCGAGCCGGAAGTCGGCCTCCGCTTGCGCGTCCTCCTCGTTGTAGATCCCGGTGCCGACGAAGTTGTCCGGCGATCCGGTCCAGGTCTCCTTGTTGCGCGTCTTCGTTCCCTTGACGATCCGGAACGGCTGCTGGAGATCCTCGACCGTGGCCGCTCTCTGGATTCGAGCCCAGTTCAGGTCGCCACGCGAGTAGGCTCCCCAGTACGGCTGAAAGCCGACGTTCTGCTGCCAGGACGGAAGCCCGGTCGTGAGCCGCTGGAGAGTTCCTTCCTTCCACATCTCTGGAGTGATGATGAACTCCGGGACCTCGTTCTCGGGGATCGGGATCGAGACGGCTGCCAGGGCTCCGGCCTTGTTGATGTACGGCTGCCCATGAACCGAGCTGGCGATCTGCGAGAGAGCCTTGAGGAGATTCTGTCGCTGTGCATCCACGTAGAAACCGAGAGTGACGTCGGCGCCGAAGTCGTCGAGCGTGTGGAACTTCTCGGTCGCACCCAGCCCGCCCCACTCGCTCGCCAGGCGCCACATCATCGGCCCCGCCTCATCGACATAGGTCGGGCTCGCGTGCCCCTTGAGGTGCGCTGTGACCTTGTACTTCGGATAGCTCTGGAGACGGTAGAGCCCACGGTTCAGGTCGTAGACGTAATCGGTCTCGATGGCCCAGACCGCCGACGCCTTCGGGATGTTCGAGGGCGGCTCACTCCCTGTCGAGATGATCGCCCGCACCCAGTAGTAGGGACCTTCCCCGCCGAAGCTCGTCGTGTTGTCCCAGTCGCTCGGGATCGACCAGCGAATCGCGACCCGATCCTTGCTCGTCCCGGTCAGGTCGTCACCTTTGTCTCCACCCGCCTCGTCGCCCTCGCCCCAGGCGATGTAGCTCATCAGCTCCCGGAACCCGTCGCTGTAGTCTCGAACCCCGGTCAGATCCGCCCAGGCTGAGCCGTTGTAATACTGCCAGGTCCAGGCCGTCGCTTCGCCCTCGGCGGCCACGTTCATCCACAGATCGACCCCGGCGAAGGTCGCGGCGTAGCCGAAGACCACGCCATCCCCGACCACTGGGCTCGCTGGGAGGAGGTTCACGTCCCCGGTCGTGGTGTCGTCCGTGTCAGTCGAGTAGCTCACATAGGTTGAAGGGGTGTCGAACGTCTGGCAACTGTCGATCTCAGCCTCGAAGGTCGCGTCCCAGATGTCCGTGGCGCCAACAGCGGCCCCCTCCAGCGGGACTCCGCCCTCAAATGCCCCGTCATCGGCCTGTAGTGGCCCCTGAGCCGCGAAATAGACATTCTTGACCGGATCTACCAGGATGAGCGGAACATGGAGGCACTGGCCCAATGCGATTGGTTTCGGTACTCCTGCCATCGTGACGGCGCCCTCGCCTGAGCCGACCCAGGAGGCCGCGTTCGACCCGTCCAGCTCGCCATCGGTCGAGACCCAGGTCTCGTTCGTCGTCGCCACGTCGCCGACTGGTGGCGTTGGCGTCTTCTGGTTCGGAGCATCGCCGCTCGTCTCGTTGAAGTCGTACCATGCCTGAAGGTTGCTGCTCCAGTTCGGGTGCGCTGACGTGAGGGCCTTGTCGTACCACTCCGCGACGTCCTCTGGAGCGATCACGGCGTTCCAGTAGCGGAAGTCGGCGATCCAGTTCATGTAGTAGGTCGAGGTGTCGTAGCCGAAACGCAGAGCCGCCGTGCCACCATCGCCAGCCGTCCAGTCGGTCGTGCCCGCCGCTGGGTTCCGGTAGGTTTTCGTCAGGACGCCCTCGACGTAGGTGTTGAACTCCTGCGTGATGTCGCTCCAGCTCACGCCAATCCTCAGCCAGCGCTTCCCCTGTCCCCAGGTGACGTCAACCTCTTCGCTGGAGTCGATGGTCACGGTTCGGAATGTCGCGCCCGTCGTGTCCCAGAAGCCGAACACAAGCTCGTCATCCGACGAGCGGTGGTAGAGGACGTAGGAGGAGCCCTTCCAGAAGTAATAGTTGTAGGACGAAGCATAGGGGCCAGGATAGAAGATGCACTCGATGGTGAACGAGGAATGAGGCCCGAGATCGTCGTCGTCCGCCACCACGCCCACGGCATCGGTGCCGTTCCAGCGAATACTGCGATGGAGCTGGTCGTTCTCGGCGAGGAGGGTCGTTTCCTCGTAGGTCGTCGTGCTGAGGCCCTCATCCATTCGGTAGTAGGCGAGCAGGTCGGGGTGAGCTGCACCGATCACGGTCCCCCTGTTCGAGTTGATCTCGTCCTCGGTCCTCACGACGCCCCAGACCCGCAGCTCGTCGATGTCCCCGTCGAACTCGTTCGCGCTTCCAGCCGGGTTCGATCCCACCGACAGGAGCCCCGTCCAGCCCCCCGTCGGGTCGTTCGTGTAGTCCTGCTTGATCGAGTATTCGTCTCCGTCGATGAAGGCGTAGAGGTCCTTGCCTTCCGTGTCGCGAGTGACCGCGACATGGTGCCAGGTGTCGTCGGTGAGCCACGACGTTGGGATCGTCGCGTTCGCCGTCGTGAACTGCTCCCAGGCGGGAGTCGCACTGTACTGCCACCCGAAGACGAGCCTCATATTTGTCGTGTCCAGGTAGAACCGGAAGGCGGCGTTGTCGGCCTCTGCCACTCCGGTCCCAGCGTACATCGCGAGCACATTGCTGGTGTTGGTCGGCGCCGCCGCCATCCGTATTCGGCACTCGACGGTGAGGTCGCCATGCACCCAGCAGGTCGGATGCTGGGTCGTCTGGAAGATCTCGGCCAATCCCGTGCCTCGGAGGCTCTGGTCGAAGCCGCCAAAGAGATTCTCCTGGAGGATCTTGTTGATCTTCTGCGTCGAGTCGCGGAGCTGAAGGCTGATGTTGTCCTTCGTCCAGGTGATGTCCTCACAGGTCCCGATGAAGATCTTGGAGAAGGTCGAGAACGGCGCCCACAGCTCGCCCTGGTAGATCTCAATCGAGCACCCGGCCCACGAGTAGTCGAGCAGCCTGTCAAAGTAGCCGTCCGTGTTCGAGATCTCGATGACCCCGGCGTTGGCCGTCGGCGGCTTGTCGAAGGTGTCCCCCGAATCGAGCCGGACGTCCATGTGGTACGGCACGACGAGCCCGGCCCGGAAGAGGGTGTCCGCTGGCGTGTCGCTGGCGTGTGAGCTGTAGCCCTTGTTCGAGATGAAGGTCTCGACCTCGCCCCCCGAGATCTCGTCGTCCGTGTTCCGGTCCTCCGTCTTCCTTGGGTCCGTCGAGACCAGGCCGGTCACCGGAGCCGCCGATTGCTCTCCCTTGGTGTATTCGACCTGGGGGCGGTAGACGTTGACCTTGCCGTCGTTCGTACCATAGCCGCCCGGATAGATCCGGAACTGGTAGAGGAAGCCGTCAGAGACGCCCGCCGACCAGTAGATCTCGATCTGCGTCCAGGACGTCTCCGAGAGCCCTTCGAGCAGCGCCCCCCTCGCGGTCGTCGTGACGGTCCCAGGCCCCCAGAGCTTCGTGATCGTGACGTTGCCAAGGAAGGCGGTCGCGTCCTCGTCGTAGAGCCCGATCTCCACCGTGTCGTCATCGGTCCCAGCCCCGCCAGCCTGGAAGGTGAGGCGTGCTGCGAACGTCGCCGGAGCCGAGTAGATGATGTCCCTCGGGGCGGCATAGTAGAAGCGCTCCGTCCCGTTGTGCTTGAACCGTTGCCGGATGTGGTCCCCGGCTGCCACGTTGTCCGCCTCGGCAGACCAGGCATCCGTGCCGCCGTATGGATCGGTCACCGAGATCGTCGTCGAGACATCCGACGCGAGCCACTTCGCCTCCTGCGGGTTGTCGGACCACATCAGGATGTTCGGGTTGATCGGGTCAATCGGCTTCGCGATGAGGCAGTACGTCCGCGACTTCGATGGAGGATCGAGCGAGTAGCCGACGCCTATCGAAGTGATCGAGGACGACAACGCCCCAGGCAATACCGCGATGGGGCGAGTCAGCGACTCCTTGATGCCTGGGAGGCTCATGCCGTCTGCCGCGTCTCCATCTTGCTCATCAGCATGGCGATCTGGGCGCGCAGTCCCTCGATCTCCTCGCGCATCGCCTTGACGTGCCCAGCCGTCTCCTGCTCCGCTTCAAGCATGGCCTTCGACGTCTTGAGAGTCGTCACCTTTTCGTAGCGCGCTTGAGCTGAACTCTCACCCTCGTTGTCGTTGGCCCTGTCCATCACGGACATGACAGTCCCGAAGTCGAAGCCATCGCCCCAGCCAGGCTTGTCCCCGAAGCGCGAGCCGAAGACGACATCGTTCGGGATGATGTTGCCGGACGAGCTGGGCGTGAAGATCTCCGGCCCCTCCTCGCCGACGATGTACGACTGGCCGCCGAGGACCGGGCCGCCTCTCGCCATGAGGCCCAGGCTCTTGAGCGTTCCGATCACATCGGCGTGAAGGTTCCCGGCGTTCATCATTTCGATGAGTTGGTCGAGTGTGTAGGTCCCGGCCCCGATGTAGCCGCCCAGGATGTTCTTGAGCTTGCGGCTGTCCTTGTAACCCAGGTCGTCGAGCCCATCCCCGAGGATGACGCCAGCGCCCATGTATCCGCCACCCCCGCCGCCACTCCCGCCGCCGCCCGTGTTGGCAGCATTGGCTCCGGCTTCGAGCCAACCTTCAATCTGCGACAGCAGCGAGGTCTGCTCTTCGAGTTCTTCGAGCTGCTGGAGCATCGGCTCGCCAATGAGATCGACAAGCAACTCGTCGCGCATCTCCAGGATCTTGTCGAGATCGAACTGGACCGACTCGAAGATCGCTCGGTATGCACCGCTGGAGGTGCCGAAGAAATCACCCGCGAGCTTGAGGAAATTCTGAGCCGCCTGCGGGAACTCCTGGAGGGCGTCGATGTCCCCCGCCATCGCCCTCTCGCGCAGCTCCTCGAAGCGGCGCTGAGCCTCCATGAATTGAGCCCCTGGCAGGGCCGTCGATTCCGGGCTCAGCATGAGGTTGTCGCGGTACTCCTGGATCGGGTCGAAGATGCCGTCGATCAGGTCCTTGAGAGCCTTGGCCTGAGCCCGCGCCACGCGCTCCGCGCTGACCCCGAGCTTCTTCGCCTCGATGGCGGCCTCCTTGAACTTCTTGCCCAGGTCGAACACCGCCTTGGCGAAGGTGCTCATCTCGTAGCCGCGCAACATATCGAGCAGCGCCCGGCGCCGATCTCGGCGGTCGCTTCTGCGGCCCCCTCCGGACGGCTTCGGGGTCGGGATGTTCGGCACGCTGACGTTGACGGACGACATGAAGTTCCCGAGGTTCGCGGCCCACTTGCCGATCTCCCCGAGGATCGCAGCGACGGCCTCGGTGAGGAGCCCGAACGCCTTCAGCTCCGCTTCGAGACGCATCAGGCTGAGCTGGAAGATCTTCTGCTCGATCTCCGCCCTCATCCGAGCGGCCTCGGCGGTCCTCACACCAGCCCGCTCCATCATCCCGACGAGCTGCCCCATGAGGTCGAGCGCGATCTCCTGGCGACGGTGAGCCTCGGCCTCGGCCAGCTCGTTGAGCAGGGCTGCCGTGACGTCTGCGCCGAGGCCCAGTTGCTCGATCCCGGCCCTCAGCTCGTCGAGCTTGATGAGGGTCTGATCCATCGCCGGGGTTGTGATCCCCATGACGTTGTTGATCTCATCACCGAGCATCGAGAGGAACTCCAGGTCCGCCATCGCCTGTTCGAGACCCTTCTCGGCAGCCATCGCGAGGATCTGCGACATCGCCCAGGTGATGTTGTCCGAGATGTCCTCGATGGTGGAGCGCGACATCAACTGTTCGATTCCCCAGGCGACCGCCTCCTCCATCTTGTCGAACTGCATCTCCGCGATCAGTCTGCCGGTCTCGTCCCAAACTTGTGCCCAGTGCTTCCCGTGGCCGGTCACCTGGATTCTCAAGCGCTCAGAGAACTCAATCGAGCCCCCGACCAGGCGTTCGAGATCCTGGAAGAAGACGGTGAGGTTGTCGTGGACGACCTGAAGCTCGGCCTGCGTCCCGGTGTGCCCCGAGTACGAGTAGGCGCCCCCGGAGTAGCCGCTCGCGGTCTGGTCGCTCTGCGTGAAGTCCATCCCGGCGATAGTTTTCTTCGCTTCGTGACTGTCCATGTTCATCTTCAACAGAACGGCGGCGGCAACGACAGCCAAGACTGGGGCGGCGGCCATGAGCACTCCGCCGACGCCTGCTAACGCTCCACCGGAAGTGGCGGGTGCGACCACCCCGGCCATGCCCGCCGCTCCACCCACCCCGTAGCCACCAGCCGTGACCGCCGCAGGCGTTCCGCCAGCGAATAGGCCCCCGATCATCCCGGCCAATCCACCCGCTCCAGCTCCGGTCCCAGCTCCGAACAGGCTCGGCATGGCCGACGCGAAGCTCGATCCGAAGCTGACGTTCAAGATGATCTTGTTCGCGATTGCCATCGCGATCATTTTCGCCAACGCCTGCTTGAACAAATCGACGATGCCGTCGAAGAAGTCCTCGAAGCTGTCCATGTTGCCGTCGAGCATCTGGTAGATCGTGTCCGAGAACCCTTGCTGTAGATCGCGCGAGAACGACGTCCAGATCTCCTTGCCCTTCTCAGCCAGCTCCTTCTGCTTCTCGATCAGCTTTTCGGTTGACGCGATGACCTCTTCCTGAGCTGCCGCCAGACCCTCTTCGGCCTTCGCCATGTCCTCGGCTGCGTCCTTGGCCTCGCGCATCGACTCGACGAGGGCCACGATGGCTAGATAGTCTTCGTGCATCGGGTCAAAGACCTCTTGCTCTGCCGCCATCGCGTAGATGAGCTGTTGGTCTTCGAGGTCCTTGAGGGCCTGCGTCTGCGCCTCCGTCTCGCCGACGTACTCCGCCTTGACCGCGTTCACCCTCTCAAGTTGGAACAACTCCTCCTTGAGACGAGCCATCGTGTCCTTCTGCCCCTTCTTCTGTTCGTCAGCGGTCGCCTTCTCCAGCTTCATCCGGCGCTCGATCTGCGCCAAGATCTTCTCGAACTCAGCGCTCCCCTCCAGGAGGCCGAACCGCAGGGCAACCCCGTAGGCTTCGGTCGCCGCCGCGATCTCCAGGGTGCTCTTCGTGCCCTCGGCCATGAGCTTGTTCTTGTATTCGAGGATCATCACCTCCATCTGGAGGTTCGCCGCGAACGTCTTGTACTCGTCGGTCGCCGTGTTGAGAGACTCCTGGGCCAGAAGGTTGTCGATGAGCGCCCCCTCGCGCTCCTCCATCTTCGCGATTTCCGCCTCGATCAGCGCCTCGACACGGAAGCGGGCCTCCTCGTTCTTCTGGAGTTCGAGCGTGGTGGTGGCGATCTGGTTGCGGAGGTTCTCGATGGCGATGGCGTTCTCGTCGAGCGTCTTCCGGCCCTCGTTGAAGTGCGACCAGATCTTGCCCAGGACCGGGGTGTCCATCTTCTCCATCAGGACCCGCTGCTCTTCGAGCAGGGTGTTCAGCTCTTGCTGGTCCTCGTTGATCCTCTGCTCCAGTCCTCCCTCCCCCCTCGCCTCGTTGAGCAGCTCCGTCTGGCGCGCGGCATGGAGGGCGGCGAGCGCTTCCGCCTGGTGGAGTCGGGTGAGCTGGCCGACCTTCATCGCGTATTTCGAGGCGCTGTCCTCTGCCTGAGCGAGCACGATGTCCGTCTTCTGCATCACGCTGTAGGATCGCCGGATCGACTGGTCCATGTCGTCGAACGCCTTCTTGAGGCGCCAGATCGCATACATAGTGCCCGTGAAGGCGACAACAACAGCCGCCGCGCTAGCCGAGGCAATCCCCAGGAACCGGAGGACCAGTTGCCCCGCTTTGGCGAGCTTCCCGAGGCCGTGCCCGAGGTTCAGGAGGATCGCGTACAGCCAGCCGCCCCGCTTCGCCAGGCGAGCCATACTTCCCGCGACGGCGGTGAGCTTGAGGCTGGCGATGGCGACCGCCGCAGCCGTCGCGGCGACAGTGATGTCATCCAGCGCCCTGGCGAATCCGATGGCCGCCTTCGTGGCCCCACCGAAGACCTTCCCGATGACGCTGCCCATCCTCTCGAAGGTCTCGGTCAGCTCGAAGGCGTTGTTCTGAATCCAGGTGATCGCCTGGCGGATCTTCACCGTCATGCTGTCGACGAGCTTCCGGATCGCACCCGCAGCCGTCTCGCCGAAGCTGACCATCAGCACATCGAGGCTCGACATCATCACGGTAGCCGAACCAGCCAGGTTGTCGAGCTGCTTCTCGGCTACCTCTGCCGCCTGGCCGTTGGCCTCGATCTCGATCCGCAGCGCTTCGAGCGCATCCGAGCCCTGCGCAATCAGGATCGACATCCCCTTACCGCCGCGAGCACCGAAGGCTTGCATGGCCCCGAGGGCGTCGATCCCAGCCTCCTCGTAGGCGCGCACGATCTCGATGATCGACTTCATCTTGCCCTCTTGGTCGATCACCTCGACCCCGAGCGCCTTCGACTTGTCGATCATCTGAATCCAGGTCCCCAGGAGCGCGGTGCCCGCCGTCGAGCCATCCGAGAGCGAGGTCGTCAGGATGCCGAGAGCGGCCACCGTGTCTTCGAGGCTCTGCCCATAGGCATTCGATACCGCTGAGGCGTTCTGGAGGGCTCCTGTGAGCCGTTCGGCGTTGAGTGCGGAGTTCTGGGTTGCTGCGGTGAGAACGTCCGCTACACGGCCAGCCTGGTCCGCGCCGAGCTGGAAGCCCCGCAAAGACATGACGACCTGCTCCGCAGCCGAGCCGAGATCTCCGGCAGTCGCAGCGGCCAGGTTCAGGACGGGCTGGAGACCCTGGATCGACTCCTCGACCGAGAAGCCAGCGGAGGCGAGAGCGTAGAGGGCGTCCGTCGCCTGGCGGGTGTTGAACTTCGTCGCAGCGGCGGCATCGAGAGCCGCCATCTTGAGTTGCTTCAGCTCCTCCGTCGTGGCCGACGATACAGCCTGAACATTGGAGAGTCCTTTCTCGAATCGAGCGAACTGGACAACCGCCGCACCGACCGCGACAGCCGCTATCGCTCCGCCGAGGGCCGTAAAGACTGCGGTCGCTGCGGCGGCCACCGCGCGGATCAGGCGGATCTGCTTCTGGAGCCTCTTGAACTTGTCCGAAGCCTTGTCGGCTGACTTGCCGACGTCATTGAACTGGGTGACGATCCGACGCGCACCTGTCGCATCGCCCTTGGCCCTGAATTGGACGGTGTACTTGGTTGAGCCAGCCATTAGGGCGCATCCTCATCGGGATCACGCGGGGCCTTCCGGCTCAGAGCAGCTTGGCCCAGATCAACAGCTACATCGTCAAGAACTCCGATGTAGAACAGCAGATCTCTCTGCTTGTAACGGTCTCGGATATTCATCATTCGGCAATACGCCTCGATCTCGCTGACCTGCAAGTGCTCCACGATTCCGCCGCCCCCACCCATGCCAGCCACAAGTTGCACGCCCCGACGCACGTCCAGATACAGGAACGCCTTCATCACCCATTCGAGCCCCAGGATCGAGGGCGGCGGCGAGTCGAAGGCCGAGGCTTGCCCCGCCTCCATGTACTTCGCATGGGTGACTACATCGTTGCGCTTGCCGAATTTCTTGTGCCATCGGTAGTAGGCGATCAGTCTTTTCCCAGAGCTTCTGTCGCAGGTCCGAAGGCCGTGTCATCGCCAGAGAAGCTATCGACGAGGCGCTTGATCTTGCGCCACTTCCTCTCGCTGAGGAACTCGAACGCCTTGTCCTCGGAGTACGGAATCTCGACACCGTTCTCGAACAGCCCCTTCCAGCCGAGCAGGACGAATCGGGCCTTGGCCTTCGCCTCCATCTTGCGGAGGAATCGGTAGCCTTCCTTCGAGTTGCTCTGAATCAAGCTCAGATACGGTCGAAGGAGCATCTGCAAGTAATCGGTGTAGTTCTCGTTGTCGCCGTGAGCGACCAGCAGCTCGACCCCGCTCGCGTAGTCCTGGAACCACACGCCACGGGTCTCCAGGTCGGCGTCGGTCTCGAACATCGCGAGGGAGTTGTCGCTCTTCGTTTTCTCGATCTCGGGCTCTGCCACGAGGGCCTCCGTCACAACTTCAGGCGTGCTGATCGTGTCCGTCTTGGGCATATCGTTCGCCATGTCTTCCTCGTCCTCCTGCCCCGCTCTGCGAGGCGAGTGGCCCGCTCTGCGAGCCGTTAGTAGACGGGCGAGCGGTGGCACAACCACCGCCCGCCCAGGTTAGTCATCAGGCCGCGAAGCGGTCGATCTGGAACGCCGCGTTCCCGTCCGTGTAGCCGGTGAAGGCCAGGTTGATCGGGACGTCGGTGTCCAGACTGCCCATCTCCGGAGTGCCGCCCGTGTACTTGAGCTGCGGCACCGAGAAGATGTAGGCGTTGCCCGCCGCGTCCTCGACGCGGAAGGAGTTCTTGCTCGCCGTGTCGTCGAGCAGCTTGTCCACGATAGCGAGGCCATTCGTGCCGTAGTAGGCGGTCGTCTGGCCGGTGACCTGCAACGTGCCCAGGTTGATCGCAGCCGGGCCAAGGTGGCCGACGACCGGGATGTTCCGGAGCGAGTTGTTGATCGTGAACGAGAGGCCGGAGATCAGCATTGAGGTCTCCGCGTCCCCCTCCCGAACCGAGTAGACGTTATCGACCGCGTTGGTGATCGCGTTCGTCGCGGCAGCCGTCGGCGTACCGTCTCCCACCGTCGCCGTGAGGCGCTCGACTGCCGGATCGGTGGAGCCGATGGGGACGCCGCTCGCCATGTCTCCGAAGGTGCCCGTGATGATCGCCTCGGTCGCGATGTTGATGTTCAGCGACCCGAGCACCACGCCACGGTAGACCATGAAGGCGTTCGCGACATCCTGGTACTGCTCCTCGAACGTGAAGCTGTTCAAGGTGGTGCCAGGCCGCAGCATCCCGTCGTTCGAGATGGTCACGCCGTCTTCGCTGGTGACGTCGGTCAGGGCCGATGGGTCGGCGACGACTATGTTGTCGGCGTCGGTCCTGGTGGCGATCTGGTGGTAGCCGTCGTTGGCTGCCGAACCAGCCACCTCGAACCACTGTCCCTCGACCAGATTGGTGAAGGCGCCCGTGCAAGAGACGGCCCCGGTCGATGCGACGACCGTGAAGTCCGTCGAAGAGGTCGTGGTTGCTGGTGTCGTCCAGGTGCTCATCATCATGCCTTCGAGCAGGTCGTCATGTGCTCCATAGCTCAGCTCGAAGTCGATGGAAGCGGTCGGTGCGATGGAGGTGCGGATCAGGTCGGCAACCTGCCGGTCGGATCGAATCTCAGCGCTGGTCGTATGAGACGGGCCTTGTGCAAAGGTTCCGCCCGTGCGACGGATCAGCTTGAGAGTCGGCGGACCGGAAGGAGTCTCTCCCCACACTGTCTCCGCCACGTAGAGGAGTGCTCCTCGATTGGCTTCGCTCATTAATGGGTCTCCTAGTTCAAGTCCTCATAGTTGAAGTCGTGCGCGACGTTTTGCTGAGTGAAGCGTTCAGTCGTGCCGACCGGAATTACTTCGGTGCCAAAGAACGTGACCTGATTGCCGCTGGCATCGACAAGGGGCGTGTTCTCGAAGATCGACTGCCCCGTGTCTGTTAGAGCGTTCAGCAGATCGTCGCCAGAGTTGACCGGCACGAAGATCGAAATCACTACGTTCCCACCCCGGCGCCATTGCGGCGGAGCGACATTGATTTGCAACGAGTCGCCACCGATGATGTCGAGGGCGACCCACGGCTCATCGAAATCGGGTGACGGCCCCGTATTGGGACCGAACCACTCGACGTCCGGATGAGCCGCCTCCCACTCCGTCTTGAAGTGGGATCTGATCTTGTCCGCCAGGGTGTCGTAGCTCATGCTGCGGCCTCGGCGTTGAAGCTCTTTACCTCGTCCTTCACGGAGACCCGGTAGACGCCTCGTGGCGCCTGCCGGGAGTACCCACCCGTCGAGAGGATGTGCCAACCGGGACCGCCTGGGCGCCCCCTCTTGACATAGCTCCCCTTGGTGGGTGGATCTGGGTAGCCCCCGTTTTCGATGACTGGCGAGTAGGGCAAGTTGGTGGTGATCCAGAGGTCCTGGGCCATCGCGGCCTGAGTCGCTCCGCCCGCCACCATCTTCAGCCCTCGCTCTCCGGGAGCCATCTCGTACTTCCTGGCCGTGGCGCCGGTTTTGGCGCGTGACCTTTTCTCTGGCACGCTCGTATCGGGTCTGCCGACCGAGGTGTTATGACTGAACCGATAGAACCCCCTGTCTACCGGAGAGCGTTCGATGATCCGCCCGAGGACGTTCAGCGTGAACAGCCTCCGGACGTCGTTGTAATACTGCGGCATGACACTCTTGAGAAACAGCTCCAGGTGCTCGTCGAGATTCTCGGCGTCAGTGCGGATGTGGCGCCGCTTCATCAGGTTGTGCCGAAGCTGTTGTCTAGTTGCCACTGGTTCGCACCGTGAAGGTCCAAAGAATCTGTGTCGTCTTGTATCGCGCCGTCTTGCCAACTTCGGTGATGATCCCCGAACTCGTCGCGGTCTTCATCGTGGCCGCTGTTGTGGTGACCCACTCCCCGAAGTGAAGCTCCAGGTGCTTCCGGTCGTTCGACCCGACGTAGGGCACGAAGTCGATCTCGCTCGCTGGAATGTGTACCTTGAGGTCCCCGGCAATGTTGCCCTGCGCCTTGACCATCTCCGAGAACTCCTCGGGCACGAAATGGACCGGGTAGTCCGTGGGCTTCTTCTCGACCCACTTGCCCTGTTCTTTGTCGAAGGTGGCGTTCGGCTTGCGAAGGATGGCGACCTGACCGTGATCGACGAGGGCCTTCGTGGCTTGCGCCGAGATGTTCTCCCCGAGGCTCACGATCTGACCAGCGTCCTCACGCCAGCTCCACCCCCGGCATACAAGCCCCGGAGTAGCTTCAGGTAGTAGTCGTTCTTGGGCAGGGGTGACATCTCGCGATCCCACTCCAGCGCCAAGGGTCCGACCTCCAGGCTCGACAGCTCAGCCGTCGGGTCGAGAGGTTCGTTCAGTTTCCGGACGGTGAGGTGCTCTCGCGCCCGCTCGCACTGTGCCTCTTTCAGTACCTCGGGGATGGTCGTGGACGCGATGAGTTGGCCTTCCTTGTCGTAGCAGCCGACACGGGGGAACCCGAGCCCCTGGTTGGTGGTCGACCTGTACCCGCGCCAGCCGAACGATTGGTCGATGTCGCGCGCCGCGTAGAGCAGCGCACCGATCCTCGCCTCGTCGGTGTAGGTGCTACCTTCCGCGAGTTCAACATCGTCGCGGTCGAGAAGGTACTGGACGAACTCGCTCAGCGAGACCCAGGTGTTCGCGCCCGAGATTCCAGCGCCGGTTTCAGCTACCAGGCCCATGATCTACCTCAGCGCCGCGCCTTCTTGGCGGGTCGCTTGGCGGCCTTCTTGGCCGGGGCTGGCTTCGGAGCCTCCACCTCGACCACGGGTTCCGGTTCTGGAGCTGGCTCCGCGTTGGCCTCCTTCGCCTTGGCGCTCTGCGCCTTCAGCGGGTCGTACATCTCGTGCACCTTCGGATCGAAGTCGCTCTCGTTGATGATGAGCTTCCCCTTCGGGTCGTCCGGGTTCACGATGGTCACGGTGGGTAGGATCGCCATGATTGGTTCTCTCCTTGTTCAGTCGGGAGTCGCTGACGCGGTGCGAAGCGAAGAAGACAGGCAGAAAAAGCTCCGCACCAGCGCCAGCGCCACCCGGAAACCTACGTGATGTTCGACCGAAGAATTACGGCCATGTTCGGGTCGAGACACTTGATGCCATACAGCACATCGAGGCCGACCTTCACAGTGGAGTTATCTCCGTCGTACCAGATCCTCGACCGCAGGCTCAGCCTGGTGATCGGGTCAGCAACCGTCGCGATGCTTGCGCCGACGTTGTTGCCCATCTCTGAGAGAGGGGCCGTCGCCAGCGCGAAGGCGTTGCGGTGGAAGCCGATGTTCGCCGTGTGAGTGCTCTGGTTGAGCGTGATGACGGCATCCTCCGCCGCATCTGCGACCAGGGCTGGACTGAAGGTGACAGCGGAGAAGACGTTCGTCGAAGCCGTGAAGGTGCCGGTGACGGCGTAGCGCTGAGTGTTGCCAGCGATGATGAACGTGTCCCCAGGCACCAGGGTTCCGGTGACCGAACCCGCGTCGATGTCCATGCTCGTTGCGCCCTTCAGGGCCGCAGTTGTGGTTGCGACGGCCAGGGTGGTGGTGCTTGCCGTGCCCTCGGTGTGAGTCGGGACGTTCTGATTGGCGAAGCATTCCATCCCGAACCGGGTGCCCAGAGAGCCCCTCATCAGAGCGGCCTCGTTGTTGCCACCCGTGGTCGCGGCGCTGTGGAAGATGTTCAAGCCGAGAAAGTCAGCTTCCTTGTCGCCGTCCACCATGAGGTGAACCATGTTCGGGTCGTCGAGCGGAACGGCGTTGTTGAAGAGTACCTTCCTGGCGCCCGTGATGTCCGTCGCGTCCGTCGGAGACGCATTCTCGTGATACCACGGGATGTAGACGTACTGGGCCGCGAGGGCCTGGTCGATTGCGTCGGCCAGAGCGTATGCGGCGGGGCGGATGTGCTCGTCGACGATCCGCTCGCCAGTCCAGGCAAGCTCCTGATCGGTCAGGGCAAATTTGACTTCCTTCCACTGGTCGAGAGTGATCTGCACCTCGCCAGCGTCGATGTCCATGTCCGACCCTGGTGCGTTCTGCGCGGTGAAGGTGGACGGCTTCCGGATCGAGGTGACCTTACCGATCTGCCCCGGACTCCGGTCGTAGCCGCGATAGACGCGACCCGCCATGCCGAGCGCCTTTTCCAACGCCATCAACGCCTCTTGGGCGTAAAAGATTGGATCATAGGCTGCAAGCGTATTGCTGCTCATAGGTTAGTTATTCTCCTGTTCTGCTCGCCTGCCGCCTGGCGGGCGTAGCGGTTTCTACTCCGGTGCGATCTCCAGATCGAGACCGGCCTTGTCGGCTTGCGCCTTCGCAGCCCGGTACTTCTGGACATCCTTCGCATCATCGCGGGAGATCATCTGCTTGCCCGCGATGCTCTTGATGGCATTGGCTCCGCCGCTGCCCGACTTGGGTGGTGCTCCGCTACCAGCCCTGCCATCCGCCTCGAAGAGCGGGGAGAAGTCGTCGTCCTCCATCATCTCCTCGATCAGATGGGCAATCCCCATCGGCTCGCCAGTCTTGAAGTAGGAGCGGTAGGCTCCTTCCTCTTCGCTCTCCGGATCGAGCACGCGGACAACCCGCTGCCCGTTTTCGAGCCGAGTGACTTTGACCGCGCTGCGCACATGAGGCAGGAGGGCTTTGACTTTCCCGCCGTGCTTCGCGATCTCCATCGTCGCCTGGGTGTCAATGAGCGCCGACTTCAGCGCATCATTGAGTTCGGCTTTTTCCTTCTCCATCGTCACCCGCTCCTTCTCCAGCTCAGACTCCAGTTCCTTCTTGAGCTTGTCGAAGTCGCCCTTCTTGGTCGCGCTGTCCTTCGTGGCTTCTTTCTCCTTCTTCTCCAGCTCTTCGAGCCGAGTCAGAAGCTCCTGCGGGTCGCGATCTCCCAGCGCCTCCTTGATGGTCTGGAACTTCCCGCTGATGGTCTTCTTCTCTCCGATCACCTTGTCGAAGTTGACGAGCTTCTTCGCGATGCCCTCCGCGTTGAGGCGGAAGACCGTCTCGCCTTCCTCGGTGGTGTCTTCGACGTAGAACGCGCGCAGCGCCTCCGGCGCCTCTTCCAAACTTTCTACTTCATAGGGTCCTGCCATGTTCCTGTCCTCCGTAAGGGCTCCGCCCCTATCGGTGAAGGCTCAGCCTCCAGGTTTATGTGATGGTCACGAACTCGAAGGTCCCAGCGTCCGGCGTCAGAGCGCCAGCGGTGGGGTTGACGAACGTCACCTTGATCGTGTCCGCCGCCGACACGAAGGCCGCCCCGACTGCACAGGTGTCGCCAGCAGGGACCACGCCGATGACGCGCTCGCCAGCAGTGACGCCAGAGACCGTGAACTCCTCCACGGCGAAGTCGTCGGCGGATACCTGAGTCGGGGTGAGGCTTACCGAATGCACCGTGATGACGGCGGGCTGAGAACCTCGATCTCTCTCGATGAGTCTCCAGAGTTCCGATACGGCCATGATGTTCTTCTCCTATCCTTTTGGTGGGGTAGTGGGCAGGGGCACAATCTCGCGACGGACGCCACGGATTGCCTTCTCCTTCATCAGCTCCGGCGAGACAGGGAAGCCGAGGGTGTGGCGGATCTTCGCCCATCGGCAGTACGCACGGAACCAGGGTTTTGGCACTGCGACTATGTTGACGTTCGAGAGTTTCTCCTCGACCGCCCGGCGCGACAACCTGCGCAACTTCTTTGCCTGCCCACCGTTCATCGTCGGGCCGAAGGTAACCTCGCCCGTCTACAACCTACTTGCTGTGGTACTACAAATTGTGGTATGCTCACATCGAGATAAGGAGGTGACACATGGGAGGACTCAAGGAGACGTTGCAATCCATTGACTCAGAGGTGACGCAGGTCGAGGCCCTGATGGACCCTCGCCTGATCCCCGATCTGACGCTGTGCGTCCTGTGGCGCTATGTGCGGACGGGGGTGCCTACGGGCGGCTTCCTAGAGGCCGTACTGAGCGGTGACCTGTTCGAGGCGACAGCTCGGGCGGACCACCGGAACCTCGCCAGCCTGACCGCGCTCGTCAGCTACATCTACAACTACGTGCCGGTCGGCTGCTACAGGAGCGCGGAGCAGTACCAAGCCTGGATCGAGGAGCACGCCGAACTCCGCAAGGAGTCGCCCTACGAACTGTGCGAGCAGTGCGCCGGGTCGGGCCTGGAGCAGAACGGTTACGCCTGTCGTTCCTGCATTGGAACCGGCAACACGTCGGAGCGCGACACCGTGGCCGAACTCTGGGAGCGGAGAAGAAGCCATGACTGAACCGAAGGTGGTGGATCAGTGGATTGACGAGAGTGGATTGGAGTACAGAGTGTTCTCGACCGGCGTTCACGACTTTCGCGCACCTGGGGAGAAATGGATCTCGACGTACATGAAGGATGGTGTTCACGGATTCCGCGACCTCTTCAGTCACAGGATCGCCAAACTCGCTGCACGGGTACAGGAGTTGGAGGGGCACGCCGAGCTATACAGGGAGCTAGCAGCGCGTGTAGATGACGATGATGATTCCTTGGTTGCCGAGAACGCCCGACTGCGGGAGGGACTGGAGAAGATCCGCAACCTCGGACCCTACGAGATGCAAGAGCTGGCCGACGACGCCCTGAAGGAGAAGCAGCGATGACCGCCGAGGATGTGATGAGCGTGCGGGAGCGACTCAAGGACTGGGAGCGCCGGGAGGACATTCAGGCTCCCGAGGCCGCCCTGCGCGTCGGCTACAGCCTCAAGATGTACGAGGCGATCAAGTATGGTGACCGGAGGCCGCGCCTGGATCGCTGCCTCCACTTCCAGGAGACAACCGGCGTCCCGGCGTCGTTGTTCTATCCGGAGCTGAGGGGGTTGGTCTGATGTGGGAGCTGATATGGGAGAAGGCACTGATCTTGCTCTGCGGTCTCGCGGGGATGACGGCGATCATTCTGACCGGAACTGCGGTGCTCTGGTGGCTGCTCAATCGCGGCTCCTGGGACGGAGAGCGTGAGACGTGGTACACAAACCTCGACGAGGAGAACAAGCGATGACAGACCTGACCGAAAAAGAGATGGCCGCGCAGGCCCAGAAGACCTGCGAGGTGCGGCACAACTTCTCCGCGCTCCAGGCCGCCGTGGCGGTGGCGCAGGCGCTCCCGGAACCGCCCGCGCAGAAGTACATCGACTTCCTGGTGGATCTCCGCGAGGAGTACGACCGGCTGCGAGGAGTCAGCAGGCTGGAGAATGGCAACGCGCCCTTCTTCCAGTGCCAGAACTGTGGGGAGGTCTATCGCTCTCTTGAGGAGTTCCCGATTCGGATCGGCACCGAGAGCCAGTTGAGCCACATCAAGTGTCACTGCGGAGCGCTGTGCTATCCTCAAGACGACCTGCCACTGCACGCCGCCGACCGTGCCGAAGGATCAATTCCATCCGAGGGACGAACGCCAACTGAGGGACCTCCTGACGGTACTGAAGGGCAGGAGTGACGTCCACGAGATCACCTACCAGCTCGTCGGCGGCAGGCTGGTCGTCGAGTGGGAGCAGGACGGGCCGGTGATCCAGGGGCCGAAACGAAAGAAACGAAAGAAACGAAAGACGCCGAGGAAGAAACGTGAGCCACCCAAGACGCAACCGTCGAACAGCTCAGGGTCCACGAAGAGTTCGGATACTGCCGAGCCTCCTGGGATCGTCCTGGGTGGCTCCCTCAACCTCTCGCTCTCGGTGCGCCGAGACGGCTGCCACGAGTGCCTCATTGAGCGCAGCGATCCGAGCGCGGTCCAGGACTTCAAGGCGGAGCTGGTGGGTCGCGGCTTCAGGCCGACCGACCCCTGGAAGCAACCGCAGCCCGGACAGTTTGCGATGATGTACGGGGCCTACACGGTCCGCTTCAGGTGGAACGACAACAAGGAGGTGTGTGATGGCAGATGAGATGAGCGACCTCGAATACGAGATCATGCTGGACAACCCGGTCGCCGACAAGGAGATCGCGGACCGCGCGGTGGATCGAGCGATGGCTCGTGGCAAGACGCGCCAAGAGGCCGAGGCCCTCTACGGCTACAGGCCGACCCCGATCTACTACGTCCGAGAGGACAACATCCTCTACCGGGCGAGCGACGGCGCGGTGAGCAACCTGCCCGACCAGGCTCTCCGGAAGGCGGGCTGGGGCAAGATCCGGGGCTCCCTGGTGGTGTCCCAATCGGACATCCCCGGCGACGGCCCGAAAAAGAGCTACGGCAACCAGCCCGACCCGCTCATAATGACGATGGTCTCCAGGATCACGAAGAGCGAGGCCCTGGAGATCGCCGAGGGTCTCGGGCTGCCGACGGAGAACTGGGACGCACCGATCCCTGGAGGTGAGTGATGCCGGGGACCAACGCGGGAACCGGATACCCCCTCACCTTCCGGTGCGCGAAGTGCAAGGTGGGGTGGGAATACAAGCTCGGGTCGCTGGCCCGTCGTGATGGAACCCGATGTATCGCAACGGGCAGGACGAAGCCGAAACGGACTCGTGGGTATCGCCAGACGGACAGGCTGGTCGAGTACCGATGCTTGGACTGCGGCCACATTGGCTGGAGCCAGCACTCTCAGATGGAGCGCTTGCTGGAGCGACGAGCCATAGCCATAGCAGGAGGTGAGTGATGGTCGAACTGAACGATGAAGAACATGAGCTGATGCTGGACAACCCCGAGGCCGATGCCTGGATCGGCGAGGAGGCGGTCAAGAAGTGCATGGCCGACGGCTACAGTCGTGAGCTTTGCGAGCGCCTCTACCGGCCCAAGCCTGTCGAGAAAGCGATGGACACCGGGACGCTGAACCGGATCACTAAGGAGGTGATCGCCGGGGCTCCACCCGCCACCCCCGACACGCCCCAGATGGCCGAGCTGCGCAAGGAGCTGGAGGTCGAGGTCGCCCAGGCGAAGAAGGACAACATCATCATCGACATGGTGCCCGAATGAGGGTGCGCGTTCTGCTCGATATGGGCGCCGTCGTCGAGGTCGATCACTTGGAGTGGAAGGGCGTGGATCGCTCCGAGCACCCCGCAGCCGCCCTCAATGTAGCTGAGGACGTCCTGGCGGCCCTGAATAGTCTGTTGCCCACCGCTGAACACCCGCCCGATAGGCCGCTCGTAGTCGCCAGGCGACTCGTTGCCGAAGCCCCTCTCGGTATCGGTGGGAAGATCATCTCGATGGTCGAAGAGCTGCCCAACATCCCGCCAGGCGCGATTAGCTGAGGTCTTCGACCGTCAGCCCGAACTCCTGCTCTAGGCGCTCCTCGTCAACGATCCACTTATTTCCGCCAGCAGCAACCTCGGTCACGACTCCGACCTTGACGAGGTACTCCGTCAGGGCGACCCAGCCACGCTGCTCTGGGCTGAGCGTGTAGGTCCAGATCGGCGGCGGGCTGAGCGTCACAATTCGATCCACCAGGCGGATCTTCCCTACCGCCAAGGGGATCGGCTTCAACGCTCCGGCGATGGAGCGACCGATACCCATCGGGCTCAAGAAGCCGTCGACGGGGTTGCCAGCCAGAGAGGCGCTTCGCGAAGATGGGCGCCCGATGTCCAGTTGATCGAGCACAAGGTTGACGATGAAGTCGAACATATCGGGATCTTCTCTCGCGAACCCGGCTGCATCTTCGTAGAGCCACTGGAGGCCCATCGACAGGACCTCTGTCCCGCCAAGG